TCGGGCACTGGTGAGATAACTGTCAATTACCATATTGACAATTTTTATGCCACTGAGGCCGGCGTGATCCTAATAGGACAAACAACCAATCATACACAAACTGCAACGGCAGGACCTTACTCACAAAGTGCCAACTCGTACACCATTGGGGTTGATTATCAACTGTGGTGGCAAGTGGTCAACATAGTGGTTTTTGTGGTTGACAGTGCCGGTTACACTCATTATGCTGCCCCATATACACAAGAGCTAGGGGGTGGTCCTTGCTTGGTAGAAGGCACCATGATCACCATGGCCGATGGCACACATCGCGCAATCGAAACTATTCAGCATGGCGAATTGATACGCACCTGGAACTTTGATCTAGGCGAATTCAGCGAAGCACACCCAATTTGGATCAAACAGGCCGAAGAAACCAATGGACGTAACATTTTTACATTCAGTGATGGCACAGTGTTACAAACAGTGGGACACCATGTGTTCAACAAACAAGCAGGCAGATTTACCTATCTGGTCAAGGATGAAACTCCAGTGGGAACTGTGACCTTTAACGAACACGGCGAAGAAATTACACTGGTTAGTAAAGAAATTGTGGTTGACACACCCACACGTTACTACAATGTATGGACACAGTATCACTTGAATTTGTTTGCTAATGGCATATTGACCAGCAACAGATTCAACAACATGTATCCGATCGAGAACATGAAGTTTGTGAAACACAATGAGACACCAAGAGCAATTGAGGAATTTGCGGGAATTGATCCAAAGTACATTCAGGGCCTAAGACTACAAGAGCAACCGTACTCGGTAGAATACATGCGCGATTACGTAGAGAAACGTATAGAAAGATTAGACATAGCTAACGCACCAATAGAGGAACAAATATGACAACAAGAATCAAAGTAAGACACGATACAGCTGCAAACTGGGCAGCAGTTAATCCGGTACTGGCCCTAGGCGAGCCCGGTTTTGAAAGTGATACCAACCGTGTCAAATACGGCGATGGGGTCACTGCCTGGAGCAGTTTGGCCTATACCGGTGCTGGTGCAAATGCCAATGGTGATATCAATATCGGTACCAGTGCTGGTGCAATTGGCCAAAGTTGTGATAGTATAGCAATTGGCGGTTATGCTGGTAATGAATGCCAAGGATCGCAGTCGATCGCAATCGGTAACTACGCTGGCGAATGCCTTCAAAGTCATCATGCAATAGCAATAGGTCAATGTGCCGGACTTTGCCATCAACAGTATCTTGGAGTGGCTATTGGTCGTAGTGCCGGTGTATGTCATCAAGCAGTCAGTGCAGTGGCAATTGGACATCTTACCGGAGGTTGTCATCAAGGAACTGCTGCAGTTGCAATCGGTGCTCGTGCCGGACAGGTTTATCAAGGAGCATATACAGTTGCTGCTGGCAATTATGCTGGATACTGTAACCAAGCTGAATATGGGGTGGCAATTGGTGCCTATACTGCATATCTTAATCAAGGTTGCGCTGCAGTTGCAGTCGGTTACTATGCCGGGTACACACATCAAGGTTGCGCTGCAGTTGCCATTGGCGACGAAGCTGGAGAATGTTACCAAGGGGCTGGATCTGTTGCTGTTGGGTGCTATGCTGGCGGATGCCACCAAGCCGAACATTCAGTTGCAATCGGTGCATCAGCCGGCAGTTGCCAACAGAGTTATGTATCTGTGGCAATTGGTCGTTCGGCTGGTGTTTATCATCAAGGACCAAGTGCAGTTGCAATTGGGCACTTGGCTGCCGGAAATACCCAAGGTGATGGAGCAGTTGCAGTTGGTTCTTTTGCGGCACGTTATTGCCAAAGTTGCAAAGCAGTTGCAGTTGGATACAGTGCAGCAACTGAACATCAAGGTGAGTACGCAGTTGCGGCAGGTGCTTGTGCAGCAAGAAATTGTCAACAAAGTGGTGCAGTGGCCATTGGTTATGGAACTGCATCAGGCACTCCGAGCACGGTCACAGTCACCTATGTCAGTGGCGATGGCTCAAACACCATCACAGTAGACAACGCTGGCGGTATATATCCTGGTATGTTTATGACTGGCGGAAATTTTGCCAATACCAGTATATTTGTAAATAGTGTTGATCATAATGCTAACACAATCACATTCAGTGGAAGCATGGCCAATTCCGATCCCTTGAGTGGCACATATAGCTTTAAGGGTCAACAAAATACCGGCGCAGTTGCAATTGGTCCATATGCTGCTCATTATGCACAACATCCATTCAGTATTGTAATTAATGCAACACCAGGGTCGGCCAACAGTGCCGGTGTTGGTACAACAGTCATACAAACATTAAGAACAGTAACAGGCGGCACCGCTCCCAGCGGGTTTAGTCCAGTTTACTACAACAACGTAACTGGCGAACTAATAGTAGTAACTCCATAATAAAGGAAAAAGAAATGTCACAATTTACAATCACAGCACACAGTGCAAAAGCAAACGTAACAGTCAGCAACACTGATACCAAGAGATTTCCGAGTCCAGCAGAATTTGGCAATATAGAATTGGCTCAACAACAAGCCACAATCTATGCTAAAAACCTAAACTGGGAAGATCATCAACAGGTGTGGGACTGGGTCGGTAACGCTGCACCGGTATAATTATACCACTGTGGGTTTATCGTCTTTGGGAGCCGGGCCCACGGTAAGATTGAAATGTATCAATCTTGTTGGCGCGGTAGTGACGTTTCGAGTAATGCTGTGAGGCAACCAACTGTTAATAAAAAATATCTGCCCGGGACGGGGTACAAAAATTGCAGAAGCACTGGCCAAAGTTACTTTGGCCTTATCAGTTTCTTCTAGATTGATTTGTAATTTACCGGGACGTGGATCATGTATGGCCACAGTACAGGCACCTTCCGGAGCATCAACAAAGTAAAATCCCGATATTTGATCACCATGAGCATGTACATGCTCGTCATGTCCTTGATACTGAAGATGTTCTTGCGCCCACATTTCTCTAATGTATGTGCCCATGTTGTTGACAGCAAATCCCTGATCACGCAAAATATCCCAGGCAGTTTGTGCTATGTACTGATTGAATTGGGCCAGGACCGGTTCGCCCGATATGCCGTTGGTTTGTAACGGATACAACAGATCGGGATCTTTTTTGTTGGCTCGACTCTCTTTTAAGTATTCGCCCACAACCACCGTAGCGGCTGTTAAAAATTCGGGTTTTTCGTCAATGTAGACCGGACTTGGGAAAAAATGATGTGCAGTTAATGTCATAGTACAGTACTTATTAAGAGCATATCGGCACTCTAAAAATTTGTACAATTCCAAATATTCCTGTATACTATAAAGATGTTTAATGTAATCCAAGACACAACAACACAATTGCTTCCCGGCAAACGCAAGACCAGTGCCAGTGGTTGGATCAGTTTTCACGCACCCTGTTGTCATCACAGAGGCGAAACTGCAGATACTCGCAGTCGTGGCGGCCTAATTGCCAATCCAAACGGCAGTGTGAGCTATCACTGTTTCAATTGCAACTTCAAGGCCAGTTATGTGCCTGGACGGCATCTCAGCTACAAGTTTAGGAAATTGTTGTCTTGGCTGGGTGCTGACGAAAATACCATCAAGCGCCTGGTGATAGAAGCCATTCGTGTACAGGAAACTGTGGCACCCGAAACAATACAAGAGCCTGCTGAAGAAATTGTCTTTAAGCCAAGATCATTACCCGAACAAGCCATGGAGCTGACACAATGGGAAGCGTTTTATAAATTGCGATCCGAAAGCGAAAACTATCCGGTTGACGCCAACTATCATGAAGCAGTAATGTATTCGGCTGAACGTGTTAATCTAAACAAGTACGACATATACTGGACTCCGGAAACACAATACAATTTAAACCAACGTGTTATTGTTCCTTTTACTTGGAAAAACAAAACGATTGGATATACCGCCAGAACATTCAATGACACAGTCAAACCCAAATACTACAGTCACTATGAACCCAACTATGTGTTCAATGTGGATCGACAGTTGCCGGGCAGTAGATTTGTGTTGGTAACCGAAGGGCCGTTTGATGCCATGGCCCTAGATGGTGTGGCCATATTAAGTAACGAGTGTAGTGAAACACAAGCCGACATAATTGACAGTCTCGGTAGAGAAGTGGTTGTGGTACCAGATGCGGACCGAGCAGGGGCAAAATTGATCAACAACGCAATTGAATATGGATGGACTGTGAGCTTTCCTGTATGGCTCGAAGACTGCAAAGATGCCAGCGAAGCAGTTCACAAGTATGGCAAATTGTTCACACTCAAGTGCATTATTGATGCACGTGAAACGAGCCGTTTAAAAATTGAACTAAAGAAAAGAAAACTATATAGTTAGTATGACAAAAGAATATTCACCCGATTTACAAAAATTATTTTTAGAATTTATGTTGCAGGATGCACAGAGCTATGTGCGAGTGCAGAACATTTACAATCCCGAAAACTTTGACAAGAGTTTGCGAGCTGTGGCTGCGTTCATAAAAGAACACACAGATCAATTCAAAAGTATTCCCACACACGAACAAATTCAAGCAGTGACCGGAATTCAGCTATCGCCACTCAGTCACGAACACACTGAAGGACATCATGATTGGTTCATGAAAGAGTTTGAGCAGTTTACCAAACGCATGGAACTGGAACGTGCTATTCTAAAAGCCGCTGACATGTTGGAAAAGGGTGATTATGATCCGGTGGAGAAATTGATCAAAGACGCAGTACAAATATCATTAACCAAGGACTTGGGCACAGACTATTTTGCCGATCCCGAAGCTCGTATCAACAAGTACTTTAGCATGGGAGGGCAACAAAGCACAGGTTGGCCACAACTGGATCGATTGCTCTACGGTGGATTCAGCAGAGGTGAACTCAATATATTTGCTGGCGGATCAGGATCAGGCAAGAGCTTGGTCATGATGAATATTGCACTAAATTGGTTGAGCCAAGGTCTAAGCGGTGTTTATGTTAGTCTAGAATTGAGTGAAGAACTTGTTGCGTTACGCAGTGATGCCATGATGACCAGTACCGGTACCAAAGAGATTCGCAAAGACGTCAGCGGCACCAGTTTGAAGATTGCCATGGCCGGTAAGAAATGTGGCGACTATCGTATCAAGGCACTGCCAGCACAGAGCAACATCAATGACATACGTGCATTTTTGAAAGAGTATCAAGTGCAAACTGGCAAACGAGTAGACTTCATGATGGTGGATTATTTGGATCTATTGATGCCGATATCGGCCAAGGTCAGTCCCAATGACCTGTTTGTGAAAGACAAGTATGTGAGTGAAGAATTGCGTAATCTGGCCAAAGAACTCAATGTGTTGTTTGTTACGGCTTCGCAATTGAATCGTAGCGCAGTTGACGAAGTTGAGTTCAGTCATGCACATATTTCGGGCGGTATCAGTAAGATTAATACAGCAGATAATGTGTTTGGTATCTTGACCAGTCGAGCCATGAAAGAGCGTGGACAGTATCAAATTCAGTGTTTGAAGTCGCGTAGTAGTACCGGGGTGGATCAAAAAATTGATCTTGCGTTCAATATCGAAACCATGCGTATCACGGATCCCGGAGAATCTCAGGACAATTCAGGCGGGTATCGACCCAGTGCCAATATACTGAATCAGATCAAAACACAGAGTTCGGTGACTCCGGGCCCGGAAGTTACTCCAGAAAAGCCCGCCACCGGGCAGTTTAATAGTGCTAGACTACAACAACTAATTGCCGATAGAAAATCCCGAATAGAATAGATAGCTCTGGATAAATATAACTAAATTGGAGTCTATCTTGCAAAAGCGAGCTCGTAGCATACTTGATGAATTAGACACATTGTTGGCACACAAGGATCGTGAGAATCTTGTGGAAAGTCGTGCCAGTCATGTTATTCAAGGTGCTATAAATCTTATTAATTATATACGTGAAAACTACGAGCCCGAACAGGCCGACGAGTTAGAGCGTAGACTACTTAACAGCATCCGAACGCAAGAGCCAGAAAAATTCAAGCGCGGCGTTAGGAGAATGCGAAGTGAAAATTAATGATGTTATAAAAGAAGAAACACGAGTAAGTGACAACGGCACTCCTAACCGTGACATAGAAGCAGAAAAACAGAAAAATGCTGCTCGTACAACACAATTAACGCAGGCACCACAAGGTAACACACTGGGCGCAGTGGGCAATGTCAGTCCCGGTGATCAAGCACGAACCGGTGGCACCGCAGATCCCAATTTAGATCAGGCCAAGCCCGGTGACACTCCTCCAATCACTGCAGGTCCATCTAACCCTATCAAGATTGCTCTTGGTACAGGAACAGAAACTGCAAGAACTTATCCAGATGGTCGTGTTGAACTGTTAGATCCTAGAACTAACCAATGGCAACCAACAAGATCTGACAAAAATGATGA